GATCGTTGGCACTCACGCGCACCGGCACGAGTACGTGATGGCGATTGACCAATACACCGAGGCGCGGCTGAATCTCTGCGCTCTGCGCTTGGCGTTCTTCTACATCCGCGGCCTCGAGCGCGTCGGCGCGCCAGCAGTGCTAAGTCAGACTCTCGGCGCGTTCCGGGCGAAGTTGACGGGAGGTTCCAATGTCCCTGTCGGTGTTTAACCCGTTGCCGGATCAGCAACGCAGGATCGACGAACTAACGCGAGCCCTTCGTTCGGCAGATGAACGCGGCGACAGGCTCGAAGGCGAACTTCTCACGGAGCGCCGCAAGAACAAAACCATCGAGGGCGGTGTTGCCGAACTGCGGAAAATCCTGGCCCCGCTCTATCACGCCCTCGGTATGGTCTTCGGCCAAATCGATGCGATGGGAATTCAGGGCGAGCCTGGACCATCGGCCAGTGCCCCAAAGAACTCGGCCGCATGGGAATCGTGGAAGCAGAAGATGGGGCCGAACTCAGCAGCCGCGAAGATCATCGACATCCTGATGATTCACGGCAAGTTGAACAACACCCAAATTCGCATCCATCTTGGGACGAGCAGGATGCAGACCGTCTACGACGCCATCAGCAAATTGAACAAGGCGAGCCTGCTGAACAAGAACGGCGACGAATTCAGCCTCAAGGAACTTTGACCGCACCACCGAACGGAGGAACACCGCAATGCGAATCACCAGCGCGAAAATCAAGAACGTCCGCAGCCACAAGGAAACCGATCTGTCCTTTGAGCGGATCACCACGATTTCAGGGGTCAACCACAGCGGAAAAAGCTCGCTGCGCAACTGCCTGGAGATGGCCTTCGCCCGCCACTGCGAAGTGACAGAGGGCGGCAAGGAGCGCCAGCAAACCGATCTGCTGCGCTTCGGAGAGAAGCAGGCATCGGTCGAGCTGGGGATCAACCTCGACGGCGTACCGCTCGAACTGAGGGCATCGTTGACCGACCGATCCGGGCTCACGATTGGGCTGCGCAATCCTGCAGACAAAACGTGGGATCCAAATCCACTCCAAGAGGACCTGCGCATCGACAGAGACGTGCTGGGCTGCCTCTGCGACAACCACGCCTTTGTGGGCATGGACCCCAAGGACCAGAAGACGCTGATGGCGTCGATCATTCTTCCCGACAGCTACGATTGGCCCGAGAACATCAAGAACGATCTCCACGAGCAGCGCATCGGCGCGCCGTGGAAGGAGACGCCATTCGTCATCATCGAGCACTGCTACAAGCTGGCCTTCGACATGCGCCGCGACGTGAACAGGTCAATCAAAGACTGGCGCCCTCCGGCGGAAAGCGGGAAGTACGAGGGACCGCCGATCGATGACGTGCGGCAGTTGCTCGCCACCAGGCAGAAGGAGCGCACCGCGCTGGCCGTCGAGCAGCAAAGGCTCGCTGGCGAGATTCAGCGCGCCAGGGACGCCAAGGCGAACCACGAGCGGCGGGCGGCCGAGGCGCGAGCCAAGATCGTGACCGAGCAGGCCGAGCGCGCCAGGGTCTCCGAAGCCCTGCTGCCGAAGGCCAAGGTCAAAGAGTACGAGAAGGAAGCGGCCGGGGCGAAGAAAGCGGCTGAATTGGACGCGGCAATCTCAAACCGTGCCATACGGCTTGAGGCCGAGAAGAAGCAGTACCGAGCCCTGAGCGCACTTGGGGACAAGGGCCAGTGCCCGACGTGCTGCCAGCCCATCACCGAAGAATTCATTGAGAAGTTTGGCGCTCCGCTGATCGAGCGCATCGACACGATGGAGGGTGAGCAGAAGGCCGACTACGACAAGCGGAAGGCCCTGGGCGATCCCACCGGCGCACAGCAGAAGCTGGACGCCCACAACGCGGTCGCTGAGGATGTGGAGCGCATCGACAAGCGCATCAAGGATCTCGAACGTACCGCGGCGAGCGCCAACGAAGACGCCCACGCAATCAATCCTGACGAGCTGCCGAAGCCGGACTCGCTCGACGAGAAGATCGCGGACATCGACGCCCGTATTCAGAAGGGCACAGGATTTCTCGAGCAGGCCGCGCGCGCGGAGGCCCTCAAAGAAGATGCCGCGAAGGCGCTGAAGGTCAAGGCTGCTCTCGACGCGGAGTTGGATCGGCTGGAACGCCTGGTCGCCTACTTCGGCCCCAAGGGAGTCAAGGCTGAGTTGATCGCCAAACACATCGGTGGGTTCGAAGAGAAGATCAACGCCGTGCTATCGAAGTGGGGCTACGAGTTCTCGCTGTCGATTGAGCCTTGGAGTTTCAGCGTGCGGAGAACGGGCAGCCAGTACGCCTGCCAGTTGCACATGCTGAGCCGGAGCGAGAAGCTACGCTTCGCCAATGCGTTCTCTGTTGCCCTTGCGATTGTCAGCGGCTGGAACTTCGTGGTGCTCGACGATTCAGAAACTATCGTGGGAGAGGACCGGCGCAAGCTGAATCGGATGCTGCTCGACTCGACACTGGACACGGCAATCTTGCTGGCTGCGGAAAGTCACAGGGCCGGCGCCGTGCCGGAAGTTCCGGGGACGGCGTTCATCGAATTTACCGAGGTCATGGAGGATGGGATCTCGACAACCAACGTGGAAGTGCTGGCGAGTACGTCGGCGAATGATTGAGTTCCCCGGCAACGGGGATGTGGGGTGCGCGGGCGGCGGGTTACACGCAGATCGGCCCTTCGATAAGGCTGCAAGATCAGCGGTGAGGAAGAGTACCCGATCCGTGAATGAGAAGCCCGCGCACAACACGAAGGAGTGAGCCATGCCAAGAAAGAAGCTGCACCGTCATCAGATTCTCCGAGTCGAGGAGCGTCACAAGGAAGATCGAACACTGATTCGGCTTCAGGAGGTCCCCCTCGATGCGCTACGCGATCCGAGGAACGCACCGGATGGCACGTTCATTTGTTACTACGATGAATTGATTCTGCCAAAGCGTAGACACGGCGTGAAGTTCCTTACGACCTACACCGAGATTTTCCAGAAAGAGCTTTAGCGATGCCCCTGTTGGGATTCAAGAAACGTTACGTTGAGCCGATCCAACTCGGCACAAAGATTCACACCTTCCGTGCCGAACGGAAGCATCCCGTCAAGCGCGGAGATCTGCTATACCTCTACTGCGGGCTGCGTACTAAGAACTGTTTCCGCATCTTGCCCAATGCGCAGCCGTGCGTGAGAGTCGAACTGATGACGATCTCGCGCTGGTCCGTCAAGATCGCCGGATCAATAGTGTTCGCCGAGCAATGCGAAGTGCTTGCGCGAAACGATGGCTTTTCTTCCTTCGCGGAAATGATGACCTTCTTCGAAGATCGGCTGCCCATTAATGGACAGCTCATCTTTTGGAAGGAGCCGGAAAAGCTGTACTGGAAGGAGTAACGTGAAGCCCTGCGTCCAAGGCGGCATCCTGTTCCCGAAGATAGCGCGCACGTCGTTCGTCGACGCTACGCGGAGCCGCTACCAGAATATGTGCGCCAGGATGGAGAAGAAGAAGTTTCCGCCGCCGCCGTTTGATCTGGAACAATTCCGGGCCGATGTGACTCGCGCGATGGGCGGCAACGAGGATGGGGCATTGCAATGCCGGTACTGTCACCGCTGGTTTACTCTTCAGGAGACAGCCGTCGACCATGCCACACCCCTGAGCCGCGGCGGATCGGCAGAGCTTGGCAATCTGGACTATCCTTGCAAGCAGTGCAACGACCGCAAGGGATCGCTCACTGTGGATGAGTACATGGGGCTGCTCGCGTACCTCGACACCGTTCACCCGCTGGCGCGGCAGGACGTGCTCTCGCGGCTGGAGAAGGCGAACGCGTTGGCAGCGGGCGCCAGGCGGGCACAGATGCTGGCGGCCAAGCTGGATGGCAAGATCAAGCCGAAGCTGACAGAAGAGGAGCGACCATTCTGATGAGCGTTCCCGATCTCACTCTCGAATCTGGGCTGCCTGCGAACGTTGACGCCGAGAGGACCATTCTGGGCGCGATTCTGCTGGACAACGCCGCCCATGCCGAGGCCATCGAATCCCTCAAAACCGACGACTTCTCGCTCGATTCGCATCGTCGCATCTTCCTTCGCATGACCGATCTCGCTGAAGCTCACCGCACGATCGACATCGTTACGCTGTCGCATGAACTGGGAAAACACAAAGAGGTTGAGCGTGTTGGCGGCGTTGCCTACTTGGCCTCGCTCACCGAGGGTTTGCCCAGGCGGCCGGTGATCGAGGACTACATCCGCATAGTCAAGGATAAAGCCCAACTCCGTAGACTCATGGGAATCTGTTCGGCGGCCATTGCCAAGGCAGCGGATCAATCTGAGGATGCAATCGGAGTCATCGAAGAGGCGGAGTCACAACTGCAGCAGATTTCAGAGCAGGGCATCGTCTCTCCGCTCCAGACGTTTGGTGATTTCGTTCAATCAGCCTACCCGTCAGTTGACGATGTATTCCGGCACAGCGCGCGTAGCTTGGGGCTGCCGTCCGGGCTCAGAGAGTTGGATGCGCTGACCTGCGGGTTCCAGCGGAAACAGGTGATCGTTATTGCCGCGCGACCCGGCATGGGAAAAACCAGCATCGGTCTGTCGATCGCACAACACGCCGCGATAGACCTGGACCGCACAGTCGCCTTCTTCTCCCTGGAGATGCGCAAGGAAGCGTTGCTCCAAAGGCTCGTGTCCATGCGGAGCACGGTGAGTCTCAACGAAATCCGCGAAGGGAAATGGACGGAGAGCAGCCGGCGTTACGCCATGCAGGCAATGAATGAGATTGTCGGCGCCCCGCTTTACATCGACGCACAGAGAGGTCTAACGCCGCGCAAGATACAATCCAAGGCCGCACGGCTCAAGGCGCAAACCGGACACCTCGACCTAGTCGTCATTGACCAGCTCAACCACATCATGCCGCCTGCCGGCGCAGAGAAGTATTTCCAGAGGCGAGTGGAGACCGGCTTCATCACCCGCGCGCTGGGAGACTTGGCTACCGGACTTGACGTGCCAGTTCTGCTGCTTCACCAGTTGAATCGTGAAAACGAGAAGCGCGACGACAAAAGACCGAGACTCAGTGACCTACGCGAAAGCGGAAGCGTGGAAGAAGACGCAGACGTGATCCTCTTTCCTCATCGGCCCGGGTATTACAACCCAAACGCAGATGACAAAGAAAAAAGGAAAGCCGAAATTATTGTCAGCAAACAGCGTGAAGGGCCAATTGGGGTTGCGCATTGCGAATACATTTGCGAACAAACGCTCTTTCGTGATGAAGAATTGAAGGCGTCGCTGTGGTAATATGGGGCTGTCGAGCGCAACGAACGCCCGGCGCTACTTCAGCCAACCGGAGGATGAGTCCGATGACAACCCCACCAGAAACATCATACCGCGAAATCCCGTTGACGCAGGGGCAAGTTACGATCGCGGACGCGGCCGACTACGAGTGGCTTTCGTGCTACAAATGGCGCGCTCATCGACGGCCCGGGACGATGATTTTCTATGCAGTCACAAACACCAAGACGGTAAACGGGAAGAGGTATCGCATATACATGCACCGACTGATTCTCGGACTCGGTTACGGAGACAAGTCAGAAGGCGATCACAGAGACCCACTGAAAACTCTCGACAACCGCAGATCAAATCTAAGGATGGCCGACGATTCCGAACAACAAAGAAACAAGCGGAAAATGAAAAACAACACCACGGGATTCAAGGGCGTATACCGAACAAAGAATGGTAAGTATCGCGCCCAGATCAAGACAGACATCGGCTATTTGCGCCTTGGATATCGGGATACAGCGCAGGCGGCGCACACGGAGCTCTGGGTACCCGCTGCGCTGAAGTACCACGGTGAGTTTGCGAGGCTGGCATGAAGCGCAGCCGCGTCCGTCAATTCGTTGAGCGGTTGACCGCGTGGAGAAAACCTCCGATGACTGCACTGGAGCGTAGGCTGTGGTCAACTTGGGGTCCTCATCCGGAGGACTACACGCCGGAAGCATGGGCGGCGCGCTGGAACAACGGAGGAATAAAATCCGACACGCCCATACATTTGTGAGCGGAGGTTGACCCATGACCGAACGGGATAAGAAGATCGCCGCGATAGATTGCGGGGCAGGAGGAGGAACGATGGCTGAAGCAAGGATACGCCGATTTGAGCCGCGTCACGCACGCACAACGCAAGGGCAGTGCAGCGCCGCGTGCGTTGAACAAGAAGATGGACCCTTCGTGACATACGTGGATCACAGAACGCAGATCGTCGGCCTGGCCGGGTTTTTGGATACCGCGAGACTCGCTCTGGCGGATTACTCTCGTCGCACAATGTGGGGATCGGATGGAGATGATGATGTGCGTAGAGCGCAAGCGGCGATCTGTGCGGCGCTCAATGGATTGGAGGAGTGACCATGCCGGGGCAGTCGGAGTCAGAGTCGAAGCGCCTAGAGCGGCTTGCGAAAGAGTGCGAACAGGGAGCGGCCCGCGCACATCCCGAGGACATAGTGGAGATAGGTTTCTGGCATACCCAAGCCGACATTTACCGCCGACATGCTGCGCTAGAAGCGAAGCTAGCGCAGGGACAGGAGAAACACGATGGACATTGAACCCGAAGTGACCCGCATCGGCCGGCTGGCCCGCGCGTGCAATCTGGCCGTCAGATGCACCGAGGGCGCACAGGCGGAAACGTGAGCGACCCGCGAGAAGGTGCTGCGCCGAATCGATGACGACATGTTGGCGAACAGGGCTGACTGCGCGGAACTGGCGCGGTTGAGCGAGGAGATAGGACGATGAACGGAGCAGAGTTGATTGCGCAGGAACGCCAGCGGCAGATCGATGTCGAGGGCTGGACGGCAGAGCACGATGATAAGCACGCAGCCGGGCAGATGGCCGATGCTGCCAAGGGCTACTTGCTTGCCGCCGTCCTGCGGGAAAGAGGCACGTCGATGGACGACAGGAGAATTGCCTTGGCTCCGGGCTGGCCGTGGGAGATTGGCGACTGGAAGCCGTCTACGAGTCCGATCCGAAATCTCGTCAAAGCGGGTGCGCTAATCGCAGCGGAGATTGACCGGCTACAGCGAGCCGCCGCGCCGCGCGGAGAGGGGGCGGGGAAGTGAAAGCATTGAGCGTTAGAGCGCCGTGGTGGTGGGCCATCCTGCATCTCGGCAAGGACATCGAAAACCGAGAATGGCCTACCCGACTTCGGGGCCGCATACTGCTCCATGCATCCACTTGGTATGTTGAGCGCGATGTGCGTGAGGACATTAACTGCATCGACGGGATTGTGCGCGCCGGGATGGACGATCTACTAGCTGACGACAACCCACGCGAGGTATTCTCGCGGTCAGCGGGTTGCATTGTCGGGTCAGTTGAAATTGTGGGATGCGTTACGCAATCCCAATCACCGTGGTTCTACGGCAAGTATGGGTTTCTCTTGCGCGATCCTGTCGCATTTCTTGAACCGATCCCAGTTAAAGGCGCACTGGGATTCTTCGATGTACCGGACTCACTACTAGAGGAGGCGGGGAAGCCATGAGCGACTGCAATGTATGTTTGATAGGCCCTGAAGAATTCTGCGAGTTCTTCGATGAATCGATTCGAATCGCCCGCAAGCCCCATAGATGCTCCGAATGCGGCGCCGCGATCTCCGTGGGTGCGAAATATCACAGTGCGAGCGGCAAGAGCGACGGCGAATTCTGGAGAATCAATACCTGTCTACTTTGTTCTGAGATCCGCAAAGCGTTTTCATGCGACGGGGAAGTGCTCGGGGGCATGCTCTGGGAAGACATGCAAGAGAATATTTTCCCCCGGATGTCTGCCACATGCTTTGACCGCCTGCGAACCCCCGAAGCGAAAGCCGAGTTGCAGAGCCGCTGGATGGAGTGGAAAGGACTCGCCGCATGAACACACACACTGTGGTCTACTGGCAGCACGTGCCCACGCCGGATGAGATGATGCGACATGCCCTGCGCGAGTTCCTGAGTTTCTTCAGGGGCGTCGCGTGGGCGCTCGGGCTGGAGATTGGAGCCGCGCTGCTGATCGGCGCCGCGTGGTGGGCGGTCTGGGCAGCCTGGAGGGTATGCAGATGAACGAAGACGAGAAGTACGTGCGGGAGCAGTGGGTTGACGTTCACTATGACGGTAATCGTGTGCTTGTAAAGCGGCCGAATGGCGGCCACTGGATTCTCAGCGGAAACATCAACGCCAAATTTGAACGATCACATCGTTTGGATGCTCCTGCCGCATGGCACTCCGCCCGCGAGTTCACCGAGGCCCGCAAGAAGGAGATCGAACGCGCAGAGATGGCAATAGCATGGCTGCAACTGGCGATCAATAAGGATGTGGTGATCGCGGCAGAGATACAGGTTCATGAGCAAGAGCGACTGTCCGAGCTTAGGCGCGGCTGGAAGAGGATAGTATGAGCATACATACATTGGGTGGCCCTTTTGAACAAGCACAGCCCGAAGAGAAGTTCTATACCGTTCCGGTTCGCTGCGCTAACTGCGGTAAGCACTACACAATCAATGTCCCGTATGGTAAGCCACGCCCCGAGACGGCTTTCTGCCGACAATGCGGCTGCGAAACGGGGAGAACGGAGCCAAATCCATGACGATGAACATAAAACGATACAACAAGAAAATTGAGAATTCATTCAGCGCAGGCGAGAATCCAATCGCCGTCTTATATGAGCAGAAGGATGGCCCGTATTGTATGTATGAAGATTACGCCGCCTTGGAAGCGAAGCTGCGCGTACTGCAAGGCCCGCGACGTGATCGCAGAGATCAGGTGGGCACGATGAGCGAGCCGAAGATACCCGAGGATTTGCGAAGTTATGATCTCATCGCGGGCCAGATCAAAGAAGCGCAGGGACATTTCGGCCCTTACGTTAAACGCAAAGAAGCGGCTATGCGCATCTGGGATCTGGAAGCGAAGCTGCGCGTGGCGGAGCAGACCATCGAGCGGCTGAGTGCGCCGTTTACGCTGGAAACCTTTGAACCATATCAACAGACGCGACATGCCGATAAATTGCTTATAGAGCATATCAATCGCAAGCTCGCCGCCCGCGCCAATGCGCCCGCCGACGGCAAGCCGGGGCGCGGGTGAGGCGATGTTCGCAATCATTCAGAAGCCGCCCTTCCGCGCTTCCTGTAATCGATGCGGGGAATGTTGCCGTCGCGGTCCCTGTGACGCAAGCGTGGCGTTGATGAATTCGCCGGAAGATGAAATCTGTCGTGCTCTTGAAGTGGACCACTCCGGTGAGACTTCTTGCGGTTTGCTGAAGCGTCCCCTGCACTACATCCGTCCCGAATGGATTGCGGAAGACAGGGATGGCTCCGTTACCAAGATGTTGATCGAGCAGATACGAAAGTGCTTGCCACTCGGGCAGGGCTGTGGGATGGAAGATTAGACACGAAACCGCGCCCCGAAGAGCGCGTCAGGGAAGGACAATGAGACGAAGCCCGATCAAACGCTACGCCCCGCCACGCAAGCGTAGGCCCGGCACACGCCGCGGGCAGCCGACAGCCCAAGAGAAGATGGCCGTCAGGCTGGCAGTATACGAGCGGGCGCAAGGCCGCTGCGAGGTCAGGAAGCACCCAGAGTGTAGCGGCGACAGGATCTTACCGTGGGGCGGAGATCTGTTTGTGATAGGACACCTAGCGCACATCAAGAGCAAGGGCGCCGGCGGGGAGTTCACCGAGGAGAATACGGTATGGTCTTGCTGGAAATGTCACTTAATCAGCGGGCATTTTATGGGTGAGCGGATGGAGCGGAGTTCTAAATACGCCGTGTTGCCCGGCCGCGACCCATCCGCGCAGGCTCTTCCGGCTCCCGGGCCTCTTGAGAATATCTGATCCTGTAAATCCCGAGGCTGTGCTCATCGAGACCGCTCTCCTGCAGTACCCGCAGTTTCTCCTCGGCCTCAACTTCCTTGGGCTTTTGTCCCGGCTGGAGCTTACTCTTCAGTCCGTAGCGTGCTGCGTCCATACAATCCTGATCGATCTTCGCCGTGCTCAAATCCGTTTTTAGAACATCCTCCAGCTTCTTCGGGTCACGCATCTGGAGTGGAATAGCAGATACCAACTCAACGCAGTTAACCGACATCAGCCAAACCTCCTCTCCCCGCGAGCCCTTGCGTTTGGTAGCCAACATGAGCTTCGACATCAGGCTCCAGCCGGTAATGCGCTCGTCATCGGCGTGCCGGGGATATGGCATGTCGCTCGCCATGAGGATTTCGCCCTCGGTCTGAGCGATCGTGTTTTTGCTTGACTTTTTACCGAAGGCATCCGGTGACAGAAAGAAGTCTGAGAGGTTGGCGCGTTCGCTCGATGGGGTACGTTCGACTATCTGTCGAGCGATGTCCTCTTCGTCCAACTCCCGGTTGCCTCCGGAGTCCGGCGCCGCCTCGCCGCCGGCCACGTACTCCCTGTAGGTGACGATCACCTTCAGCGCGAAGCGCACATCCCACCCCAGATGCTTCTTGATCTCCTCTGGAGACATCTCGCCCATCGCGTGCCAATAGGTGACGCAGTAGTGTCCGCGCGCCCAGTCCTGTGATAGCCACCGCTCCCACCATGGTTTGATGATGCTATCGATTTCCTCTGGAGCACGCACGCTCGCATTGCGGTCCCACGAGCGCGTGAAGAAAGCACCTTCGAGGGAATCCCATGAGCCGTCGAAGTCGCGCTGCACCAGCGCAGGGTCCTGGCTGAGAAGCTCCTTGCCGTAGTCCGAACGTGTCCCACAGTATTCACGACGCTTTGTCTCTGGCCACGAGTAGTAATCTTCCTCTGTAAGCCCGTCAGCCCGAAGCGCAGGAAGGCTCCATTGTGAATTGTCAAAGGGCCGGAAGTGAACGAAGGCGTACCGTTTGGGATTTTCGTTAGGGAGGTATTCTAAGTCGTGAAAGACCTTACGGAAAAAGCCGATGCTCACGCCGCCCATATTGAAACCGACGATCAACTTGCATGTTCCTTCTGGCACGTCTGGCCACCGAGCGGCCTGCTTTATCTCTCTGAGCTCTTCTTCGGCAAATTGCTCGGCCTGGTCGATGCCAATATCGAAGTAATTGGCGGAGCGAAAGACACGGATCACATCCTTTAGGGTTTCAGCGTAGAGAAAGTGAATCTCAGAGGGAAGACCTTCGCGGAAGGGAAGAACGATCTTGCGTTTAGTGCTGACGTAGCACCGCTCAAGCTGCGGCCACGCCGCTAGCATCCGCTCCTCGTGGTACTTGCGCACCTGGTCGGAGTTGCGCATTACGATTGCGCCGATGGTGGCCGGAAACTGGAGCCGCCGTGCGAGCATCACAGACTGGATGCAACGGCTTTTAGCGCCCCCGCGTCCTCCGCCAGCACCAATCCAGGTGGATTCATTGCCCTCGACAAGATCGAAGACCTCTCCCTGTTTAGGCTGGAGTTCTATCTTTGGATTAAATAGAGGAATCGCCAGAGTCGCCATCGTGTTCCTTTTTCTGGCCGATCCTGATTAGCTCGAATGCCAGCGGAGCACCGCCTGCGCCCGTCGCTTCAACGCGGTCCTTCAGCATACCAAACCGCCTGTAGCCAACTTCGATCATGCGCACCTTCTGCGCTGGAGGAATGGTCGGGTTTTCGAGGATGCCAACCGTCATCGCGTCGAGATGATCTTCAGTGAGTACGCGAGCCTCTGCCCTCCGATCGGCTGCTTTCTCGTCGATCTTCTCTTCTTCCCGCCGCAGATACTCTTTCACGCCCGGCGACTTCAGATGCTCCCTGAATTCATCTGGCAGCATCCACGCTGCCCTTGCTGCTTTGTCGAGGTCGCGGGGCCAGGTGTCGAGGTAATACTGCAGCACGCGCCGCAGTTTGGGTGGGAAGATGTTGGGATCGGGGTCCATGATCTTCGGTACGTGGGGCTTCTCGGGGGGCACAGGGATGTACCCAGGCTCCTGCGCAGCCTTTCTCTCGGCACGGAGTACACGTCGCTGCTCAAGGCTCATACGCGGCCGGCGTTCCTTCTTCGGTTCGGGCGGCGGCCTCCACCCGGGCTTGCGTCCGTTCGGCATTGCGTCCTCCTGTACTACGCGGCGGGTCCGGTGCTCGGTCCCGTAAACTTCGGTTGCGGATGCAGGGCCTTGCGGTAGGCATCCTTGAGTTGCTGCTGCTGATCGGTGGGGGTGTCCTTTGGTATCTCCCGATTCTTCAATTCGATCAATGGCCGCAGCGTCTTCTGTTCTGCTGGCGTGGCCGCCAGGTACACGTTGAGCGCCTGGTCGGAATGCAGAGAGCGCACGGCTGCCACCAATGGATCGGTGCGAGCATAGAATCTTGCGCGCACAAGATCGTTTTCGTTGACTACCCCAGATCTCTTGTACTCGTCGATCACCGATTGGTTGACTTGCTTCGCCCGATACATATCCTCGATCGTGTGCATGGCCTGGGACTTCTCAGCCTCTGCCTGCGTCTTTGTTCCCGATGGCCGATTAGCCTGTCCATACTCGCGGGCCATGTTGAGTGCCTTCGAGTTTTGTATGAAGGCCGGTGCCGGCTGGAACCCGAGTTGACCAAGCGCAAGATCGCCGGGGTGTCTGACGGCCGCGCCGGCAATGCGCTCTACCGACTCGACGGGATGCGCCCACCGGAACGTGGTATCCTCCCCCTCTTTGGCCAGCAGTTTCTGACCGCCGGAGATAGCAAAGGGTTCGGTCTGTCCCGCCGCCCACCGAGAGACTTGAAGGAGTTGCTTCACATAGGGGTCATCCGTGTGCCGGATCTCAGTGCCGTAGAAGTCGCGGTTGTTGATCGCCTCGGCCGTCATCTCAAGCAGCGGGCTCATCTTGTTGGTCACTGTGCCGATAGGATGCTGCGCAAAGCCTATGACATCCTTCATGTAACCGGGGATCGAGACTCGCGTTCCATCCTGCCGCTTCGGGTAGAAGTAGTCCTTCCACGTATCCGGCTTGTGGCCGGTCCAGAGATAGGTCAGCACTCCGCCAATCAGGCCCGTGACCAGCGGCAGCGCAAAAGCGAAGGCCATCCTGGGAGTAACCTCCGGCATTTTCCCTTGAAAGACGCCTGCAGCTTGCTGCCCTATATCCTTGATGCCTCCGCCCAATTCGCGTATGTCGCCAAAGTTCCATCCTACTGACCGGCTGGCCAGCATGAGGGTGTCCTGAAGAGCGCGATGCCAGAAGAGGTTGTCGTAGACCAGTTGGCCAAAGCGGTTGTCTACCGAGTCCCACGCCCGCTGCATCTTCCGGCGCGTCGCCTCCTCATCCCAGTTGTGCTCGGCAGCCTCATCCAGAATGTCGTGGGCCATGTCGTAGAAGGCTCCAAGTTTCACACGGGGCACCATGTAGTCCATGACCGGAGCGATGGTAGTCTGGAGTACCGTGCCTGGGAGGGAGAGCAGCCCCTCTGCCACTGCGCCGTTCCTGAATGCGTTCACAGTCTTGCGGAAGGCGGTCATGGGAACCACATCCATCTTGGCCCTGCCGCCCGCCTCGGCAACAGCAGACGCTTCTGCCGCGAACTTTCGATAGCTGCCAGGGCTGAGATATTCGTTCATCATCCGCGAGCCGTTGACCATTGTGCGGATTACGCTGGGAGCTACAGTCGCCCCGGAGATGATGTGACCTGCCGCCTCGAGGGGTTTCCCCTCGCTCAGTTTCTGGATTCCCAGAGCGACTTCACTGGTTGCGGCGTTGACCGCCGTGGTCGAGGCGTGGAACGCGGAGATGCCCAACTGCAGAGAGTTGAGGTTGTTGTTCGTCCAGCGCAGCACATCGTAGAGCGCGGAGCGGCCGGCGAGACCACGGGAGACAAAGTTGTTGAAGACCTTGGCTACATCGGGAGGGGCGTAGTAATGGCCGCGAATGAAGAGATGGTCGTCATCATCGTAGCTGAATATCGTACTGATCCTGTCGTCCAACTGCCGCCATCCGTCTGGAGCTTTCTTGCCAACCATAACCTGCTTTGCGGTCCCGGCCTCTTTCATCATCTCCAGCGTCTTGTGTCCCATCAGGAACTGGCTCATCTCCGAATACTTGCGCAGGAACAGATCGACAGGATTCCACGACACTGGCTTGAGGCCCATGTCGAGGCCGTCCTGAATGGTGGGAATGGTACGCTGCTTGAGGAATGAACCGGATCCGGCGAACGGGCGGCGCCCGGACATGACCGCACGGAGGGTCTTCGCGGCCATCGATGGCTGCTCCCAGATGTGCGGGAAGTAGTTCTCGATCAGGGATTGCAGGACTTGGGGCTTTAGCTCCTGAATCTCCTTGATGAGCGGCTCGAATCCACCCTTGAACAGTTGGGCCAGCGCGCGGTCTTTGGGATCGAGGGAGGAAAGATCCCCGCTCTCGACAGCATTGAAGAACTTGGTGGAGTCGGAGCGCGGGCGGAACGTCCATGAGTTCCGCGACGGCTGGAGCTTCTTGGCGATTGCAGCAACCTGCCGGTCACGCTCGCCGCGGGTCTCGCGCATCATCTCGCGCTGCGTGTCGCCGGGAGTGATCTCGTCTGTGGCCCAGTTCTTGAATCGCTCAGCCAGGTCGGGGAAGAGCGTCTTGAAGAGTTCGGGATCGAGGAAACCGCCAGCGTAGGTCGTCGAGCCGAGAGCGGACGGCGTTTCCTTTGGCTCCTTGGCGGCCTGCTCGGCGGAGGCCAGGTTCTCCAACTCAGTCGGCGGCGCAGTTCCCGGCGCGACGGCATCCGCTTCCGTCTTGACCGGCGCGGCTGGCTTCTCTACCGGAGCGGGCGCGGGCTTGGGTCTGTAGAAGGCGGGGGCGTGCTTGCCTTTGAGCGGGACCGAGACAGAATCGCCGTTCTTATCCGTGATCGAGATGCTGTTGACCGTGAACTTCTTGCCCTCAGTTCCGGGCATCCCCACATATTTCTGGGCCGCCTCCGGTTTCACGTAGGCGAGAGTCGCATGGGGCTTGTACTCGGGGAAGCTACGCTCAACAAATGCGCCGTGCTTGTCGAGTTCTTTCTCCAACTTACGGAGTTCGGGAGACTCGACTGCCACGACAATCGGTGCTGCTCCGTCCGAATGTTCGCTCGGCGGAAACGATGTGACCTTGCCCAGAGATGCCTCGAACGGTGTCTGCTTCTCAAGATGCGTCCGAATGCCGCTCGTGTCGTCGCTGTCAATCCCGTACCGGACGGTCACATGGGAATCTTCTTCGAGACCTCCGCCATCCGATGTGTTGCTGGTAGGCATCAGGTCATCCGGGGCGATCTTGGCGCGTGCAGCCGCGAGCGCTTTCCCGGCTTCCGAGCCGCGCGGGATGTCGGCCTGGGTGTTGCCGTACTTGTATTTGGTGGTCGTTACTTTTTCCGGTTTCTCCCCACCGCCCGGCTGACCCAGTGGCTTTTCTTCGACGGCGGGTGCAATCGCTCCGGCAGTACCGCGCCCTTCGGTGTCTCGTTCTCGAACTCCTGCGCCACCTTGGGGTCCTTGGCCCACAGCGCGCGGCGCATTGCCTGCGATTTCATTGGCATTGATTTTCTCCCCACCACCACTTGCTTCTGAAGGGCCTGATGGCTGGCCGCCGTTCCGAGGTTCAATGGCATTGGCTTGCGCTCCTGTTCTCTCTCCCGGCTCCATGAACAGCGTTCCGTCGAAATCGACGTAGAGAGACTTTCCGGGCACCACGGGCGGAATCGTCATCGGCCCGGTCCCGTTCCGCTCCACGTTTACATCGTTGTCGAGCAGCGCGCCGAAGTCCGGCCCCTTGATATTCGTCACCGGCAGGTTGCCCAGACCTGCCTTGGTCAAAGCCTCTTTGACCGCCGGGTTGTCGGCCTCGGCAGAGAAGATGACGACTTTCTGGCCCTTGGCCTCAAGGTCCTTGATCTGATCGATGCGGGCCCGGATCGGCTCTCCAACCGGGCGGGGCGTGCCGGGCGCTGGCTGGCCCTGCTGGACGGGCGGCGGCGGCGCGGCGGCGGCGCGCGCAACGGGCGCGGCCTTTGCTGGCGCGGGTGCGGCGGGTTGCGGCACTGGCGCGGCGGCGGGCGCGCCTGCCGGTTTCAGGCTTGCGATCGGCTTCTTGACCGTCGCGCACCCGTCGCGCAGGTAGGCGTC